TGGATAGTAAATTGGAAGATGCGTAAGTATAAGGCTCAACCTGAAAGAGTTGTACCTGCTAAAGATGCTTATGAGATTAGAAGTAAGACATTAACTATAAAGAAAAATGGAAGTTAGAAGATTGCAAAGAAAAGATTATAAGCATTGGATTAAAAATATACATTATGCAAAAAGATTACCAAATGTTATGTTTGCTTTTGGATTGATACTAGAAAAAAAAATACATGGTGTTTGTACTTTTGGTATGCCACCAAGTAGCACATTACAACAAAGTATTGCAGGAGATAATTATAAAGATATTGTCTTAGAGCTAAATAGACTTGTAACATACGACAACTTAAAAAAAAATACATTATCACAATTTCTTATGAAAAGTATTAAATTGTTAAAAAAACCAAAAATTATAATCTCATTTGCTGATCCAAATAATTTTCATCATGGTTATATATATCAAGCTACTAATTTTATTTATACTGGCATCAGCTCTAACACAACACAATTAGTTGATAAGTTTGGAAATGAGTTTCATTTTAGAAATATTGGACACTATCAAAAAAATAATAAACTTAATGTTAAGTTGGTAAAAAGAAGAAAACAAGAAGATAAATTAGATAGAATAAAAATAGCCAACTATTTAAAAAACTATAAAGGCAAACATACTGCAAAAAGTTTAGATAAGATATTTGGATACAAAGATACAGCAGCACATTGGTTTAGGACTGATGCTGGTTTTAGTTTTCCAAAAGTTGATGATTGGATTAAATTAAAAACTATTCTTGGTTTTTGTGATAAGCATGATAAGAATATGACTGATTTTGAGTTAGTACCTGATCCAAATGAAATAGTTAAAAAGTTAAATTTAAAAAAAATAAATATTCAAGGTAAGCATCGTTATATATACATTTATGCTAATAAAACAGATAAAAAAAACATAATGCAATCTTTTAAATACAAGCAATTAGATTATCCAAAGGGTAAAAATAAAAATTACAAAATAGAACCTGAAGAACAGCAGGCATATTTATTTTAAAAAGGGCAATTAGATATATGAGAGTATTTAAGGTTTTGGAGAGTTTATCTTATGCCCTTAAATGCATTATAGGAGAATAACAATAAATTATTAATTAACTATGGTAATAAAGTTGTATTAATATTAATATTTATATGGAGAGTTTATATGGAAGATAATTACAAAAAAGCATTATGGATTCCTACTGATCTACACACAGAGATCAAGGTATTTGCTGCAAAGAATAACATGAGCATAGAATCTGCCAGTCAGTTGTTGCTTAAATTAGGAGTATGTTCTTATGACAAAGATAAAGAAACTACCACATCTTAGATTTGTTTCTGACAAAAATTATTTATTATTAATAAGATTATTTGCACCAAGATAATGACAATAAATAGTAGAAATAAAGGAGCTGCATTTGAAAGGTATATTGTTGGAAAGATTAATAATTACTTTGAATCAAAAGGTATTGATAAAAGAGTTAAAAGAAATTTAGATCAATACCAAGAAAAAGGACAAGCAGACATTTATTTTGATAACTTTGCAATAGAATGTAAAAGATATAAAGCAGGTAGTAATATGCCTAGAAATAATTGGTGGACACAAACATTGGAAAGTGCTGGTGATAAATACATACCTATTTTAATATGGAAATATGATAGGAAAACAATACAATGCATAGTACCAGCTTGGCTAGTTTCAGATGTGCCACAATCAAACAAAATAACTATGATGTTACCATTAACAAGTCTTTGCGAGAGCTTAGATGAAATCTTACAAAAGGCTAATGGATGTTAAAAGTTTTATGCTGGAAGAAGAATTTGAACTTTATTGTAGAGAACGATTTGAAAGTATAAATGTTGCTTGTGATTTTTTAGGAATCATAAATGACGAAGATTATGTTAGTTTTAAGGAAAGAAATTACTCTATCCTAGAAGCTGATTTTTTAAACAGTATTGATAAAACAATACATTAATGGAGAGTATATATGGATATATTAGGTGGTATGAGTAGTGGTGGTGGAGAATCCCCCTATTTAAAGTGGAAAACAGGAGATATGAGTTTCTATAATGGTGAAGCACCAATAGAGTTTCAATATCTTCAACTTGATCCAGCTACTTTTTTAAGTGGTTGGGGATGTTACAAACAAGCATCAGGTTATGACTTTGTTTGGGATCAACAGTTTGGAGTAATGGGAACTAAACCTGAAGAAGATTATAAAAGAGCTTTTTCAGCGTGGGTTTTACCACAAGGTTTATCAAGACCATTACTTTGGCAAAATATGACATTTGCAGAAACACAAGCATTTAATAAAATACTTGGTTTGTTTTGGAATGAAAAAGATAACAATGGTGATTTATTACCAGTTGTAAAATTTACAGGAGCTAAAAAGTTACAAGTAGGTTTAGGACAATCAAGTGAGCTTAGTTTTGAGTTTGCTAAATTTGCACCTAGATCAAATGAGTTTGTAATTCCTAGTTGGTATTATGAAGATGAAAGCGATGATAATTTTAAATCACCTAATGATGGTCTATCTGATTTGGTTAATAAGCAGATCAATGATAATAATGATTTATTAACAGATGAAGATATACCTTTCTGATGCAGAATATAGATTGGCAAAGAATAGCACCTGAAGTAGCTAGAGATTTATTAGGAGAACCTAAAAGTACAACATCAACAGAATACAGATGGGGTAATAAAGGTTCTTTAGTATTAAATCTTGAAGATGCCACTTGGTATGATTTTGAAAATGATACTGGTGGTGGAATTGTCGATCTTATAAAACATCTAAATAAAGATGTAGCCATTACACTTAAACAGTATGGTTATGATTTAGCACCACAACATAATTACTCCTCTAATGGTGGAACAAAAGTTCCACGCAAAAGTGGTGCTAGATCATTCTCTAGGGAACAAATGATTGATCTCTATAGACAAGCAGAAATTAAAGTTAAGTATGCAGATAATTTTATGGTTTTAAGATTTCCTGAAGGACATCATATAAAACAAAAATATGCACCATTTACTTTAAATACAGATGGTTCTTGGTCTATGAAAAGACCTGATGGATCATTACCTATTTACATTGAAGAAAAACATCTTGATAAACCAGTCATAATTAATGAGGGTGAAAAGGCACTTAAAGGATGTCAGCAGATATATGACTATGATAGTTGTACTTGGCATGGTGGAGTAAATGCTTGGGATAAAGCTGATTGGTCTAAGATTTATAATAGAGAGGTTTATATCTTTCCTGATAATGATGAAGCTGGTAAGAAGTGTGCAAAAGACATAGAAAGACATTTAAAACAAAATGGATGCAAGGTAACTATTACTAATCCACCAAAAGATTTTAAAGAAAAAGATGATTTGTATGATGCTTATGAAAGTAATTACTTTAAATCATCAGATGATCTAGTTAGTTACATAAAACAAAACAAACTTAAACCACCAAGAGGTTCTTTATACTTCCAAAGTGTAGATCATATTATGGATAACTTAACTGAACCTGACTGGATGGTAGATAGGATATGTGAAAGAGGTACAGTAATGTCTATCTTTGGATCACCTAAATCAGGTAAATCATTTATAGCAATAGCTATGGCTTGTGCTGTTAGTTCAGGTAAAGATTTTTATGGATTTAATACAAAACCATCTACTGTACTTTACTTAGCAGGTGAAGGATTTATAGGAGTAGGTCGTAGAGTTAAGGCTTATGAGGAGTTTTATAATATAAATATTAGTGATAAACCATTATTAGTTTCAAATAGAGGATCAAGAATAGGAGATGATGAAGAATTTGCTATGTTGCAAAATGTTTGTAGAGATATAGAAATAGATAAAGGCAATATAGGTATGATTATTATAGATACACTAGCTAGGAACTATGGATTAAATGAAAACTCTACAGAAGATATGAATAAATTTATACAAAGGGTAGATGAACTAAAAGAAGAATTTAACGCAACAATAGTTATAGTTCATCATACTGGACATGGTAGTAATGGCAGGGCAAGGGGAAGCTCTGTATTACCAGCAGCTTTAGATTATGAATTTAGAGTAGATAGAGATAAGAATAGTGATGATAAGGCTATGTTAGTAACTGTTAAGCAAACTTTAGTTAAAGATGGCACTCCAATAGATGATCTTTATTTTAAGTTTAAAGAACAAACGCTATATGGTTATCAGGGTGTTACATCAGGTGTATTAGCTATAACAGATGAATCACCAAAGAAACTAGGACTTACTAAAGCAAGAGAAGAAACAATTAAGGCTATAGAGGAATACCAAAAAGAAAAAGCACCTAATGATCCAGTAAGTGTTTGGGTTAAATTTACGATATTAAAAGCTAGGATGGACATATCAGATAGTGCCTTAAAATCAAGATTAGCTGATTTAAAAGACATGGAATTAGTGCATTACAAAGAAGGTTATGGCTATCAAGCTAAATCTTTTGATAATGAGGTATTTTAATGATTCCTTTTCCTGATAAAAAATACAACATCATATATGCTGATCCACCTTGGCAATATAAAGAAAATTGGGGTAATGGCTCTAATGAACATACTTATCTTACTATGACTAATGAAGATATTAAAAATATGCCTGTAGCAGACATAACAGAAGAAAAAGCACATTTATATTTATGGGTTACTAATAATTTTTTAATTGATGGGCTAAAAGTAATGGATGCTTGGGGTTATAAATATATAACAACAATTACTTGGCTTAAAGATAGAATAGGTCTTGGGCAATATTACAGAGGAATAACAGAGCATTG